ACGGAGAAGTTCATGCGTGGCCGGAAGAAGACCGTGGCCGACAAGCAGGCGACCATGATGTACATCTGCTGGCTCGAAGAAGAGATCAACCGCAAGGACTCGGTGATCCCGCTGCCGAAGAACTTCAACTTCTACGACCCGTACATGCGCGAGGCGCTGGTGGCCTGCACGTGGATCGGCGCGGGCCAGTCGCAGATCGACGAGACGAAGGAGACGCAGGCGGCGCTCATGCGCATCAAGGGCGGCCTGTCCACCTATCAGGACGAGATCGCCAACCTGGGCAAAGACTACCGCGCCGTGTTCCAGCAGCGCGCAAGCGAAGAGAAGCTGATCGAAGAGCTGGGCCTGTCCTTCAGCCTGGACGCGACCAAGCCTGGAACCAACGACCGTCAACAGACCATGCAGGATGAGAACGGCAACGAGGACGAGCAACCGCCTGCACGCAAACAAAAGGAGAAGAAGTAATGAGCGACCATCTGGCACACAGCGCCGCGCAGCGCATGAACCTGCGCGAGCAATTCATCCACCCGTCCTACCAGGGCTTCAGCAACGACCTGATGATGATGGCCGCGCAGAACCCGGACAGCGCGAAAGAGAAGGTCATGTCGCAGGTGCGCGGCGAGCTGTGCGAAGCCTACGGCTTCAGCAACCGCGTGCAGAACAAGGCGTTCGCGTTCGCTGACGGCCTCGCCATCATCCCGATGCACGGCTCGCTGATCAACCGCTTCGGCGGCTACTACGGCTACGTCACCGGCTACAACTTCCTGCGCTCGCAGTTCAACCTCGCATTGAACGACCCGGACGTGACCGCAATCGTGTTCGACGTGAACAGCTACGGCGGCGAGGCCGCTGGCTGCTTCGAGCTGGCCGCCGAGATCGCGGCAGCACGCGGCAGCAAGCCAATCATCGCCGTGGTGGACTCGAACTGCTACAGCGCCGCCTACGCGCTGTCGTCCGCTGCCGACAAGATCATTGCCATCCCGTCCGCAGGGTTGGGCAGTGTCGGCGTGGTTGCAATGCACATGGACATGAGCCAATGGCTCGACAAGATCGGCCTGAAGATCACCTTCATCTACAGCGGCGATCACAAGGTCGATGGCAACCCATACCAAGCGCTTCCTGCGTCGGTGAAGGCCGATATCCAGAAAGGCGTTGACAAGTCCCGCGCTACGTTCGTGACCGTCGTAGCGCAAAATCGGAAGCTGGACGAGAAAGTCGTCTATGATACCGAGGCCAAAACCTACCGTGCCGACGATGCTAAAGCGTTGGGACTGGTGGACGTGATTGCCGTGCCGCGTGCGGCGCTGCAAGCCCTGATCGACGGTGACGACATCGAAGACGTAATCGACGACGGTGAAGAAGCCAAAGCTAAACCTGTAGAAGCATCAACTGAACCTGTAAAGGAGAGCACCATGAATGAGCAAGAAAAGGCAGCAGCCGCAGCCGCACAAACCGCCGAACGCGCCCGCGTGCAAGGCATCATCAACTCCGCTGAAGCGAAGAACAACCCGGCGCTGGCTAACCACTACGCCTTCTCCACCTCGATGTCCGTGGACGAAGCGAAGGCCGCCCTGGCGCTGTGCGCACCTTCCGCTGACGAGAAGGCTGAAGCCGACAAGAAGGCTGCCGAGAAAGCTGAAGCCGACCGCAAGGCCGCCGAGAAAGCCGAAGCCGACAAGAAGGCCGAGGAAGAAGCCAAGGGCAACAAAGGCACCGGCTTTGAAGAAACCATGAACAACGCTGATCACCCGAATGTCGGCGCTGACAAGGGCGGCAATGGCGCTGGCAGCAAGGTGGACTCGATCCTGTCCGCGTTCTCGCTGGCGACTGGCTACAAAGTGGAACCAGCCAAGCAGTAAAATTCGGCCCGGCAGTAAATCTCTAAACCCTTTATAGGAGCATCATCATGGCAGACCAAACCCCGCTGAATCCGAAACAGGACTTGGCCGCGAGCGAAGTGTTCGCAACCCGTGCCGCACCGTTCCAACTGTGGATCGGCGGCGTGCAACCCGTCACCGACGCTGCCAAGTCGGCTGCGGCCATCCTGAAGTATCAGGTGTGCGCCCTGCTGGCTAACAACACCGTGACCCCGTTCGTGTCCGGCACCCACCAGCCCAACCAGATCGTCATCGCCGCCCAGCCTGCCGCTGGTGCTGGCGTGGACGTGCCTTACTGGACTGCTGGCCGCTTCAACCACGAAGCGCTGGTGTGGGAAGCAGCCGTGGACACCTACGCAGAGCGCAAAGCGCTGCTGGTGGGCCAGAACATCCAGATCGGCCATCTGGTCGGCTAAGCCGAGCATCAAACCGTATAAACCATTTACACTGATTAAGGAGCAACAACCATGGCCGCAGACCTGTACGATCTGATGACCCTCCAAGGCGTTTCGCGCCGCGTGAAGGTCGCACCCGCTTTCTGGCTGACCGAGTTCTACAAACAGCAGATCAACTTCGATCAGGAGTACATCTCCTTCGACCGCGTGTTTGAAGACAAGCGCTATCTGGCACCGTTCGTCGTGCCGAACGTGTCCGGTCGCCCGAACCGCCTGTCCGGCTACACCTCGGAGCGCTTCAAGCCTGCTTACACCAAGCAGAAGGACATCGTTGACCCGACGATGCACATGGAGCGCTTGGCCGGTGAAGCCTACGGCGGCACCCTGACCCTGCAACAGCGCCGCGATGCCGTCATCGCCTACCTGATCCAGACGCAGAAAGAGAAGACCCATCAAAGGCGAAGACTACCCGGAAACCCTGGTGGACTTCCGCCGCGATGCGTCGCTGACCTTCACCCTGACCGGCGCTGCCGCCTGGGATCAGACCACCGCGAATCCGCTGGAAGACATCAAGGACGCTCGCAAGCAGTCGAACGAGCTGTCCGGCGCACGCATCTCGCGCCTGATCTTCGGCGGCAACGCATGGGAGCTGTTCACCCAGCGCGTTGACCTGAAAGACCTGATGGACAAGACCGTGGGCGGCGTGCAGGCCAGCGTCACCCGCATCAACTCCCTGACCGATGGCTACGAAGACAGCATCGAATACATGGGCACCATCAGCGGCGTGTCGGGTCAAGGCCGGATCGAATGCTACGTGGACACCACCCGCTACATCGACCCGGACACCCTGGCCGAAACCTACTACCTCGACACCGACACCGTGGTAGGCGTGAGCGATATGATGTCCGGCGTGCGCTGCTTCGGCGCGATCCGCGACAAGCGCGCTGGCTTCTGTTCTTCAAGAATTGGGACGAGGAAGACCCAAGCCAGGAATACCTGCTGACCCAATCCGCGCCGCTGATGGTTCCGCGTGAACCGAATGCGACCTTCAAGATCAAGGTCAAGTAAGCAGTGACACAAGGCCGGGGGTAACACCTCGGCCTACTTCATAGACTCCAAGGAGAACACCATGCCTAAACGTATCGCCAATAACACCATCATCCTGTACCGCGAAGGTAAGCGCGTGCGCATCCCTGCCGGTAAGGCTTTCGACTTCACCGCGAAAGAACTGGAAGACCTGAAGGCCAGCTCGCCCGACTCCATCCGCACCCCACGCGACGAGAGCGAGTCCGTGCAGACCATCGAAGCGCCGAAGACCGACACCGGCAAGGGCGGCAAGCAGCAGGGCGGCAAGAACCAGGGCAAGAGCCAGGGCAAGGCCGAATCGAAGCCTGAAGGCGACGGCGAAGGCGCTGGTGCCGAAGGCGGCCAGGGCGGCGCTGACGGCGAAGAAGAACTGTAATCATGGCCGACTTCGCAGCTCTCATCGCACGCAGCCGCCGCAAGGTTCACAACACGTTCGCCTTCGCGTGCGAGTACGTGGACGGCACGCTGGCTGCGCCGGTCGAGCTGCGAGTCCGCTGGCACTACAAGCAAGCCCCAATCGGTGACATCGAGAACACTGGCTACGCCATGATTATCGACCTGATCGAGAAGGCCATCTTCGACAAAGACGAGCTGCTGGCAAAAGGCGTTACTGTCGCAGCCGGTGGCCGTCTTACCGTTAAAGCGCCGGGCTTTGAGACTGTCCTTGTGATCGACACGCAGGAAGATCAGCCAGGGCCAGTCAACGAAGTTTGGCGCGTGGGGAAACTCCATGCCGGACTCGCTCCTTGACACTGCCGCATTCATCGA